CGTGGGCTCGGAGATGTGTATAAGAGACAGTGATTTGGGTGTCAACTATCAAATTTAGAATAATGCAAATAAGATAATCATTTTTACAAGACAATTTATCATTTTCACAAATTATGGGATTAATTAAGAAAAGAAATGAGCTGGACGTGAACGTCCGCTTGAAGATGCTGATTTATGGACAGTCTGGTATGGGTAAGACCACTTTGTCCTTGAGTTCACCAAAACCGTTGCTTATTGACTGCGACGGAGGTATTAACCGTGTCGATTACGACTTCATCAAAGACACCGTGCAGGTGGATAAGTATGATGATGTCCTCGACCTTCTAAATAACGAAGACCTGTCTGCTTATGAGACATTAGTCTTCGATACTGGTGGTAAGCTGCTCGACCTCATGGCAGACTATATCATCAAGCGCGACCCAAAAAAGTCTAAGAGGAATGGCTCTCTCACCCTCGATGGCTACGGAGAGCGCAAGCGTGAGTTCTCCGCTTTGATGAAACTGGCATGTCAGAAGAAGAAGCACATCGTGTTTGTGGCTCACCGCCAGTCTGAGAAGAACGGAGACGTTACGAAGTATGTTCCTTTGTTCGGCGGCTCCAACTATGACAGCCTTGCTACTGAACTTGATTTGATTGGCTATCTCGTTGCAGATGACCGTAAGCGTACCATTACATTCGACCCGACATCAGAGAGTGAGGGCAAGAACACCTGCAACATCCCGTCCGTAATGGAAGTGCCTAATCTAAAGGATGCTAATGGCAATGTCGTTGGAGAAAACAATTTCCTCGAGGAAAACATCTTCAAGGCATATCGTGAGCGTCTCATCGAGCGTTCCGTAGAGGGCGAAAGCTACAAGAAGCTGATTGAGCAGATAACGGACGACATCGCTACCATAGACAGCATCGAGGGAGCCAACAACTTCAAGGACAACGTAAAGACTGGCTATGAGCATATCGGCAACAGCCTTGCCGTTGCTCGTCAGAAGTTTATGGACCACGTCAAGACGCTCGGCTTTATATATAATAAGGAGAAGAATACTTATGAGCAACCCGCAAAGTCAGAGTAAATTCTGCTTCTACGCTTCTATACTGGATGCCTTCCAAAGCTATCTCGATACAGATAATACTTGGGAGAAGTATTATGGTAGGAGCGATGAACCGAAGTTCACCTGCGATGAATTCTCAGATATGAGGTTCACCGAATTTATCAACCGCATCAACCGTGTCCCATTCACGAATGATGCGGTTGAGAAGGGAATCGCTCTGAATAATATGGTGGATATGCTTTTGGATAATCAAACAGATAATGACCAGTTCGTTATCTCGACTGATGAAGAAAAGCAGAAAATCACCATAAGGGAGCGTGAAATCGTCGTTGATGCAAATGACAATCCAGTCGAGACGTTCAAGAATGAGCGTTCATTTTATCTGCCAATGGTCAACGAGTTCGTCAACTACTATGAGGGTGCACTGAAGCAGCACTTTGTGCTTGGTACTCTCGACACCTGTTTTGGCGATGTTGACCTATATGGATATATCGACTACCTGATGCCGTTCAGCTATCACGATATGAAAACGACACGACAATATTCTGCAGGGTCATATAAAAACCACTGGCAGCATCTTATCTATCCGTTTGCAGGCACGCAGTGCGGACTCGACATAGACAGGTTCGAGTACAATGTGACCAATTTCAAGGAAACATTTACCGAGGTGTATATGTTCAAGCCAGAGCGCGATATTCCGAAGCTCCGTAATATGTGCGAAATGTTGATACAGTTCCTGCTCAACAACAAAGCACTTATAACAGATGAGAAGATTTTCAACTACCGTAAAATATGACACGTCATGGCAAAGGTTATCAGAATACACAAGGATAAGAACGCACAGGCAGACATCAATGCTATGTTGAATAAAGCAATCGACGCACTTCCTGACGGCAATTACATCCTTGTCATACAGAAGCCAGGGCAAGCACGTACCAACGGACAGAATAAGCTGTTTTGGATGTGGATGGCTCAGCTTGAGTATCTCACAGGTACGCCTCGTAAAGTGTGGCATGACCATTATATATCGTTGTTCGTACCTCCAACGAGGCATGGCACCAGCGACCTGAGTACAGAGGCTATGCAGCACCTGATGAATCAGATACACGCAGACGCCTTGGTCGAATGGGGCATTGACCTACCTTTGCCCGATGACAGTGACAAGTATTACGATTTCGTAGATGAGTTCAAATTTAAGTAAGCCTCAACAAGAGGTGTAATCAAAAAAAACAAAATAATTATGAGAAGTAGATCATCAATTTGGTTCGAGTGCAAAGTGCGCTACGAAAAAACAATGGAATACGGTATGACTAAGAAAGTAGTCGAGACATATACCGTGGATGCCCTTAGCTTCGGCGAGGCAGAGAAACGTATCATCGAAGAAATGGAGCCATACGTTGGCGGTGAGGTTGACATTGTTGACCTGAAGATAGCTCAGTACAAGGAGATATTCTTCGCCGACAGCGACCTTGCCGACAAGTGGTACAAGGCTAAGCTGGCGTTCATCACGCTTGACGAAGTTACAGACCGAGAGAAGAAGACATCCACGTTCTATCTCGTCAATGCCGGCAACATGGACTCTGCTATCAAGAACATCAATTCTGTAATGGGCAGCACTTTGATTGACTATCAGACGATGACGGTCAGCGAGACTAATATCATGGACGTGTTCGAGTACAAGAAGGCAGGTTAGTCTGAGAATATCGTAGATGGAAAGTCAAAAGCCGCCGGTGAGTAAATTCCAACTCAGAGATTATCAGCAGGAAGCCAGCGACAAGGCTGTTGCTTTCTTTCGCTCAAAAGCCAAAGGGAACGGCATTATCATTGCCCCAACGGGTAGTGGTAAGTCGCTCCTTGTGGCTGATGTCGCACGTCAGCTTGGTAATGTCATCGTTCTGCAGCCGTCGAAGGAAATCCTCGAACAGAACTACAAGAAGCTGCTCAGCTATGGTGTCGAAGCATCCATATACTCAGCCTCATTCAAGCAAAAAAAGGTGGGTAATATCACGTTTGCCACCATAGGCAGTGTCGCAAACCATATGGAGCTGTTCGATGACTTCTCTGCTGTAATCATCGATGAGTGCCATTACGTGAATGCGACTGGCGGCCAGTACAAAGACTTCATCGAGAAAGTTCCCCGCAAGGTTCTCGGACTAACAGCCACACCATATAGGCTGTGCACGTCGCAGGGAATTACCATTGACGGCATTTATAAGCCTAATGGCTCCTACAAAGAAGAAGATTACTTTGACGAGAATGGGATGCCGAAAGAAGGTGTCGAGCAGGTAAACAGATGTATTCTGAAATTCCTGACCCGAACAAGACCGAGGGTATTCTCCCAAATTCTGTATGATATTGGTATCGATACACTGTTGAAAAAAGGGTATCTCTCGCAGATACGATACTTCCCTTTCGATGTCATCGACACTAAGAATGTCCGCAGGAACTCCACTGGGCGCGACTATGATGATCGTGCGCTGGCGGCGGAATACGCAAGATGTGCGCTCGCAAAGCAGCTGGAGGACATCGTAAGACGCGTGATGCACCCAAAGGACGGCAAGCCACGCAAGGGAATACTCGTGTTCACACGCTTTATCTCTGAGAGTGAGGCTCTGAGCAGAGCTATCCCCGAATGCCGTGTACTGACTGGAGAAACCCCAGCACAGGAACGTGAGAAAATCATCAATGACTTCAAGTCCGGTCGCATCAAGGTTCTTGCCAATGTCGGAGTCCTCACTACAGGCTTCGACTATCCAGAGCTTGACACCGTTGTCCTTGCCTGCCCCACTATGTCACTGGCGAAATACTATCAGTGCGTTGGACGTGTCATAAGACCATTCCCAGGGAAAGAAGCGTGGTGCATCGACCTTGGTGGCAATCTTGACCGATTTGGCAAAGTAGAGCACCTAAAGCTGTACGAGCCTAAGCCTCATCAATATGTGGTGTATGGCTATGTGAAGGATGCTTGGAAACCCCTAACAAATGAATATTTCTAATGGTAAAATCAAAACAACAATTCAATAAACGTCTGCTGGAGGCTATCTGCGCAGGTAAAGACAAGCGTAGTGTTCCTGCATGGGTGATGAAAGAAAACGGGCAGTCTGAGAGTCAGATACAGCAAGACTGCATAAAATGGTTCTCTGCCCAATATCCCATGCTGTACCAAGAGGGTATGCTTTTCCATATTCCCAATGAGGGTATCAGGCTCGGCAGAATGGGCTCCAGAGTAAAGCGTGAGGGCGTCGTAAGGGGTGTTGCAGACCTTTGTCTGTGCATCCCTCGTGGTGTTTATGGGGCATTGTATATCGAAATGAAGAAGCCAGGCAGTTACCAGCGCCCAGAGCAAAAAGAGTGGCAACGCAATGCCGAGAAGCACGGTAACTGCTATGTCGTATGCAAGAGCGTCGAGTCGTTCATGGCTATAATACGAAACTATCTCCAGTTGCAGACTGGCGAGACTCTTAAACTTAAATGATATGAGTGAAGGCTGGGTTAAATCATACAGAAAAATGACTGAATGGGAATGGTACACCAATTCAGAAATGGTGCATCTGTTCCTGCATCTTATCCTCAAGGCAACTCCAAACGATAAAATTTGGCAGGGCGTGAAGATATTCAGGGGGCAAGTTGTCACGAGCAGGCAGAAGCTCAGTGTGGAGACTGGTATATCTGAGCGTTCGATAAGAACGTGTCTAAATCGGCTCAAAAACACCTCTGAAATTGAGGTAAAAACGACCAACAAGTTTAGTATCATAACTATCTGTAAATATGAAGATTATCAAAGCAATGAAATTCAGAGCGACCAGCCAACTGACCAGCAAGGGTGTACCTCAAACGACCAGCCAACTGACCACAACATA